AGGTTTTTTTTGAAAAAGGGCACCCCGCGATGGAGTGCCCGCAAACAAACTCAAGGATTGGCATCCCGTTGAGTTAGTCCTGAATTGACTTGCCGCTTGCCTGATTTGTAACCTTTGCCGGATTGGCTTTCGGCTCTTCTGCGGCATCATCGTCCTTGTCTGAAGTGTCACCGAACTTCGCCTTTGCCTTCGGGCCGGCCTCAGCCTTCTTTTCGAGTTCCCACTCCCACTCCTTTTCAATCTGCTGCTCATCGCCAAGATGCACATTCCCGATGTCCTGCATTGCTGCACGGCGGGATTTCACCCTGGCATAAACCTGGTCAAGTTCGTTCTTCAGTTCTTCGGCAGAATTCTGAGGAACCCAAGTGTTTGCGCCAACAGAAATTCTCATTTCGCTATACCTCGTCACATCCTCTTCTACCTTGCCAACAAGAGCCTTAAAGACAAGCATCATTTGCTTGACGGACTTAAATACCTCCGGCCAATGGATTTGGCACCACTGAATCTCTGGAGCGTACAATATTCGCATGGTACTGCTGCTATCTGAACCTTGCTTTATGACATCCGGACTTATCTTCACCGACATAGCGCCATCCCGGATGTCTTCTTCCAGTCCGTCGATGTGCAAATCGGCAATATTGCTCGCGTCCGGAGGAGCCAGGAATTTTGCGTCGGCATGGGCGAGGCTGTCCGATGTTCCCTTCACGCCAATCGCCTTGTTCGCGAGGCTGGACGGCGGCAAACTGGTCGTCTTCTCGGCCTTCATGAACAGAATCGGCATGGCCGTGCCCTTCAGATGCTCGCCGACATAGGTCTTTGCGTCCTCGAGCTTCTCAATGCTTGGCTGCACAACGCCGGAAGGAATGTCGTTGAAATGGAAATAAATGCACTGACAGAGATTGCCGGCCTGCGCATCCTTACTGCGGACAAGGATATAGCCGTCATCGGATTTTTCCGGCTCAACTCCTTCCGGCACAAACATCCGGTAGTCCTCCATTTGGTCATCCAGCATCATCCATGTCTCGATCTTATCCGGCGTGAAGATGTCAACGGCGTCGTGCGTATTAAACTTATACTTTCTCGCCAGCGTCTTCCTTCCAGCGAAGTCCGTCTGAGGGAACAGCACGGATCCTTCCTCGTATCCGTATACCTCGTACTGTAGCGGATCGTCCTTGTCGTCCGTCTGATACCAGTAGACGGCACTATCGCCCGTTCGCATTGCGTGCCACATCGCCTCGATGAATGCGGTCTTCATGCCGGCCGTGTCAGCCCAGGACATCATCTTCTGGAACGCCTCCTCATCTTCTGACTCAGATGCTGTCCAGAAGCCATCTGCCGCAAAGTGAGAAATCTTCTTCGAAATTATCTCCCACTGCTTGCTGATGGGAACGGTCTCCACTTCGTCGTAGCCAATAATAGCCCACTCCTCCTTGCCTTTTGAATCTTTTTCGCCGGTCGGGCCATAGATTGGTCGGCGGGACATCATCGGGCTGTTAATCTTGTGTGCCGCAGAACAAACCTCGTTCAGAAAGTCTTGCTGCGTCATCGTCTTCATCTTGGCGCCGGACGGATTTCCCGGAGAGTCGTCCTTCACCAATCTTGTCCACGGCTTCTTCTTCGCCGGGTTGATGTAGTCACTGATCTGCATGGTTAAAATCGCGATTTATAGGTTAAACCCAGACTACAGCGCCGGCGCGTCCGCCGGCATAGTCCGTAAAAATATCGTCGTATGCGTCATCCTCGACCTCAGGCGCTGGCTGCTTCTTTGGACGGGCGTCAAGTTCGAATACGGCCCGGAGGCATATCGAGTCCATTAAGTCTGGTGAGTTCTTCTGGTGCGACGCCTTATAGAGATCCTTGCTCTTATAGAAAATGCGCTTGTTCTTTGTTTCCGCCGCAAACAAATCCATTTCCGTATACAGAATGTCGATTAGCCTCTGCGTTTCGCCCTTCCTTCCGTATCTGATGCGAGTTTCTGGGTCAAGGCTCGTTGAAATCTTCCCGGTCTCAATGAGGACCCTCATCTTACCAAGAAGCTGGGAGCGAACATTGAAGTACAACTCCATTGTGACGGGATTTCCGTTCTCGTCCAGTTCTTGAATTGCGGACTTGTTGGCCGTGACGGGATAGCCGCTCGTAAACGCCTTTAAATATCCCCCGATACCCGTTGCGTCGTAGCAGAAGTGCTCGACCGGGACGTTGTATTTCTTCAGCGTCGCGTCGATCCAGTCGACAAGCTCTTTCGCGTCCCCCTTGAACATCTCAATCGCAACAATCCGAAGACCACTCCATATAACCATCGGGCAGTTATCTGAATTCGTGTCGCCGCCGGACACATCTAGGGATGCAAACATACCTTCTTCCTCCTTGTAGATTGGGTTGTCGAAAATGTCGCGGATCTGCTGGCGCGTTACGGTCAGTTCGGCATTGTCTACAGGGCCGAAATATCCCTGTTTCAGAACTTTCCTCTGTGTTCCGCCGACAGCGTGCATATTCGCAATTGCGCCACCCTTTGTCGCGCTCAGGAGTTTCAAATTGTCCGCAGCCTCGCCCGTGTAGAAATTGAAGGACTTCACCACATCTACCGGCCGGATTCCGGCCTTGGCCTCTTTTTCAGTAATAGTTATGTTGGCCCTAGACACAACCTCTTCTCGAGTATCTCCCCAAATGATACTCTCCGGCTCGTCCCCAGCCAAGTAGAAAAACCTCTGCTTGCCCACCATCTCCGGCTTGACATAATAGTCATTCCCGATATATCCGGCATCTAGGAGCATTTGCGTTGTGAAATGCTGGTGCCGGGGATTGAAGCTCAAAATCATGCACGGCCTCATGCCGGAAGCGTCTCGATTTCGACCGAACCAGAAACTCCACATTTTGAAGTCCATATCCGTAGCTTCGTCCACTGCGATATATGATGCCTGGTTCTTCTTTGCGTATTCCTCGAAATCTTCTTTCTCTGACGGATTGTTCATGTTGAAGTTCGAGTGTATCATAAGAACGCTCGAATTCCATTGCGGCCAGGAAAATGCCGGATAGTCGCTGGATGTATATTGGCATCCAGCAAAGTGCCCCCACACCTCGACACCATCTCTGAAGAGGGATCCGCCTTTCTTAGAGTCGGCGAGTCGAACAGAAATGAATCTAGCCGAGTATCCGGGCTTGTCCACGCCATACAAGGCCTTGATCATTTGCAGATAGGTCTTGCCCATCTGAATGGCGCCGGCGAGAAAGATTACATCAGAGTCGTCTGAGCAGGCGTCCGACTGCAGTCCTCGCTGCGGGGCAAAGTCAACCTTATCTCGGAGGACAAACTCATGGTCTGGCCACACAATCTTGTCGTAACCCTTCGTGTCTTTCGTCGGGTCTACCCGCTCGATATGTGGATACCGGGCCGGGAAATCGGTGTGGTCTGGGCGTAGTTTGAACATTACCGCAAAGATAGGAATTTGCGGTAAAAATCAAAAGATTAGTCGGTAATTTCTGAATCTCAAGAAAAAAGGGGCGGATTATATGAAAAAGATTCCTTCTCGCGTTCGAAAACTAATAACCTATTAATGTCCTTCCGCCCCCACCGCATCACTGCGTCTTTTTCCTGTTCCGCTGGTTGCCCAGCATTATATCTCTTCGAAGGCATCCGCACGACTTAGTTACGCCGCGCTTCAGATTCATACCAAGCGCCGTAAACTCCTCCCCACAATCACATCTGCATCTCCACAAACTGAAACGGTCGTCGGTCTTCCCAGCGTACTCAGTAACAATTAGCCGGCCAAATCTTCTTCCGGCAAGATTGTCAAAGTTATGCGCGTGTCCTTCCATTTTTCAAAGGTGGACTCCCAGTCGGGCGCCAGGAGTCCGAGAATCTATGTTTGAAAAAATCACTCATGGTAAATTGTTGCGTAAAGAATTGCTTGCCCGATAGCGCCTCTCGGCGGTTGTGGAGGAGGAGGGAATCGAACCCCCGCGCATCTGCAAGGTTGCCATGGACGATGCAGCCGATCTGCCACTGAACTACTCCTCCGTTTTGCGAGGGCGCCGCTTGCACACGATTTCGCCCCCGCTCCCGTCTTTCCGGGATGTGATTCAAAGAGCGTTTAGCCTTGCGTACTCGCCGAAGTGCTTTTCCGCTGCTTTGTTATACGCCATCGCGGCGTCTTTTTCCGACTTGAATAGTCCGAGGTACGTCAATCTTCCTGCTATCTTGATGTGTGCCTCGTATTTGTTCCGGGACTTATTCCACACGACACCCTTGTAGGAGGATGAGCGCCTCGTGGCGGATTGTATCCGGTTTGTATTGTTTTGGGAGTAGGTGCAGACCCTCAGATTCTCCCGACGGTTGTCAAGGGTGTTCCCGTTGACGTGATCCACCACCATGCCCGGACCTGGTTTCCCTGCTACGATATGATGGAGCCGGCGGCCGTCTGGCAACTTCGGG